GAACAAATGCTGGTGGTAAAATGAAATCAACAGGTACATCTCTTTGGTCAAGTCCTAACACAGAAGCCACTAACGAAAGTGGTTTTACAGGTCTTCCGGGAGGGAATCGCTCCAGCAATAGTGGTAATTTCAACGTCCTCACACTCAACGGTATATGGTGGAGTTCGTCAGAGTACGATACATCGGACGTATGGGCCAGTATCCTGAATTTCAATAACGGAGACGCTTACCGAAGCTACTTCAATAAGGAAAGCGGTTTCTCAGTAAGATTGATAAAAGATGAAATAACACCAACACCAACTCCTACACCAACAAATGAACAATTACCAACTCCAACACCTACAAATGAACAATTACCTACTCCAACACCTACAAATGAACAATTACCTACACCTACTCCCACACCTACAAACACTGAAACACCAACTCCTACACCTACTAGTACAACCATCGCACTTTCAACAATTACGATAGGTACTCAAACTTGGACTAGTAAAAACCTTGATGTTACAACTTATAGAGATGGTACTGAAATACCACAAGTCACAGGTTCAACAGATTGGTTAGGATTAACAACAGGAGCCTGGTGTTACTATGCTAATATAAGTTCTAATGGTACAACGTATGGAAAGTTATACAATTGGTATGCTGTTAATGACCCAAGAGGATTAGCACCTACAGGCTACCACGTTCCAACAGATGCCGAATGGACTACTTTAACCACCTATTTAGGGGGGATAAATGTTGCAGGTGGAGAAATGAAATCAACAGGTACATCGCTATGGACAAGTCCTAATACGGGTGCTACCAACTCCGTCGGTTTTACAGGTCTTCCTGGAGGTTTACGTTTTGCAAGTGGAAGTTTTTACTCAATTAGTAACAGGGGTTGTTGGTGGACTTCAACAGAGGCTGATAATGGTGGTGGAATAACACCTACTACCTCTTGGAATTACCAACTAGAAAACAGGTACATTTCAGTCTATAAATCCGATTATACTTGGAGAATCGGTTTATCAGTAAGGTTAATAAAAGATGAAATAACCCCAACACCAACACCAACACCAACACCGGGAGATTCCCCATCTCAAACACCTCTCCCACCATTTACATCTATTTGGAGAACAACTACCTCGGGCGAAACAATAACATTACCTTATGAAATTGGTGGTACATATGACGGTACAATAAATTGGGGTGATGGAAACACTTCAGTTAATTCATATGCGAATAGAACTCACACCTACACATCTTCCGGAGATTATACTGTTACCATATTAGGAACAACGAATGGATGGAGATTTAATAATTTAGGAAGTAAAAGTAAGATTAGAGAAATTTTACAATGGGGTAGTCTTAAATTAGGGAATAGTGGTGGTTATTTTTACGGTTGTAATAATTTAGTATTAACTGGTGTTACAGATACATTAAATTTAGTTGGAACAACGAGTTTAGATTATATGTTTGGGTCATGTAGTTCAATAACAACGATTAATAATATGAATAATTGGGGTGTTTCAAATGTTACGAGTATGTTTTTTATGTTTGATAGCGCCACATTATTTAACCAACCATTATCCGGATGGAATGTTTCGAATGTTACTAGTATGAGAATGATGTTTAGATACGCCAAAACTTTTAACCAACCTATCGGAAATTGGGATGTCTCAAAAGTTACCGATATGCTTCAAATGTTTGATAATAGCTCCGGCACCAGAACCTCATCGTTTAATCAACCTATTGGAAATTGGAATGTGAGTGGCGTTACTGATATGAGTAACATGTTTTCTTGCGCCACATCCTTCAATCAACCATTATCCGGATGGAATGTTTCAAATGTAAAAACCATGAGTGGTATGTTTCTTGAGTCAGCATTTAATCAACCTATTGGAAATTGGAATGTATCGGCAGTCACAAGGATGGATTATATGTTTTATAGCGCCGCCTTTAACAAAGATATAGGGTCTTGGAATGTAAGTGGTGTGACTAACTTTACTGAGTTTATGTTTGGAAAAACACTGTCAACATTCTCGTCAACAAATTTAGACGCAATTTATAATGGATGGTCAACCAAAATGCCAAAATCAGGAATAACAATTAATTTTGGTACCGCAAAATACACTTCAGCGAGTCAAGCTGGTAGAAATATATTAACAGGGTCAACATTAAGTGGTGGATACGCTTGGACAATAACAGATGGAGGAATGATACCGGACCCTACACCAACACCAACTATCACACCTACACCTACTATTACCACTTAGTTCGTTTGACAAAAAATTAATAAATTAATTATTTTCATATTTATCTTTTTATTTAAAACATTATTATTTAAATAAATTAAGATAAATATGAAAATTTTTGTACAAATCGCGTCCTATCGTGACCCCCAACTTATTCCAACAATTAAGTCAATGTTGGAGAATGCAAAAAAACCTAAAAATTTGGTAATTGGAATATGTCGTCAATATCACCCGGAAGATGGGTTTGATGATTTATCCGAATACGCAAAAGATAAAAGATTTAGAGTTGTTGATGTTTTATACACAGAGTCCAAAGGTGTTTGTTGGGCAAGAAACCAAGTACAACAATTATATAAAGGTGAAGAATATACCCTACAAATTGACTCTCACATGAGATTTGAGAAAGATTGGGACGACACCTTAATCAAAATGGTTAAACAACTTCAAAAGAAAGGATTTAAGAAACCTTTATTGACAGGGTATGTTTCTTCATTTGACCCCGACAATGACCCAGCAGGGAGAGTTAGAGACCCATGGAGAATGTCGTTTGACAGGTTTATACCAGAAGGTGCCGTCTTCTTCTTACCTGAAACAATTCCGGGATGGGAAACACTTAAAGAACCCGTTACCTCAAGATTTTACTCCGCCCATATGGCATTTACATTAGGTCAATTTAGTGTTGAGGTTCAACACGACCCTGAGTTCTATTTCCACGGTGAAGAAATATCAATAGCTGTTAGAGCATTTACTCATGGATATGATTTATTTCACCCACATAAAACCGTTATTTGGCACGAATATACTCGTAAGGGTAGAACCAAACAATGGGATGACGATAAAGAGTGGGGTAAGAAAAACGAATTATCTCATTTAAAAAACCGTCAACTATTTGGTATGGATGGTGAGGAGGTTACTATGGATTTTAGTTATTATGGTTTTGGAACTGAAAGAACATTAAAAGATTATGAAATTTATTCAGGTCTTAAATTTTCAAATAGAGCTGTTCAACAATACACATTAGACAAACATTACGCACCTAATCCAACAATTTATGAAACCGAAGAAGAATGGTTGGCAAGTTATGCTAGTATCTTTAAACATTGTATTGACATCGGATTTACTCAAGTTCCGGAAAAGGATTATGAATTTTGGGTAGTCGCTTTTCACGATGAAAAAGACGAAACTTTAAATAGAAGAGATGCCGACATCAACGAGATTAATAACATGATGAGAGACCCTGATGGGTATTGTAAAGTTTGGAGAGAATTTCAAACAGCACATAAACCAAAATACTGGGTTGTTTGGCCGTTTAGTACGTCAAAAGGTTGGTGTGAAAGAATAACTGGAAATTTATAAAAAAATGAAATTATCTATTGTAAAAAATAACCCTAAATATTATGAATTCATAAGAGAATTAAGATTTCATAAAGATAATGTGTCCGGATTTTTAAATCAATCTACTATAACCAAAGAGGAACAGATTAAATATATGGAAAAATATGGCGAATTATATTATATTGCATTATTTGATGAAACACCTGTTGGTTTTGTGGGTGTAATTGATGACGATATCAGAGTTGCCACTCATCCAAATTTTAAAAAACAAGGTGTTGGTAAATTTATGATTAATGAAATTATGAAAATTTTTCCAAATTCTTTTGCAAAAATTAAACACAATAATTTATCAAGTATAAAACTTTTCGAATCTTGTGGTTTCAAAATTGAATTTTTAATAATGAAAAAAAATGAATTATAGAAGACCAATTAACAACCCATTTAAAGTTGTTCAAATGTTTGAAGAAGAGGTTGCGGACTACACAGGTTCAAAATACGCTGTGTCGGTGGACAGTTGTACAAACGCATTGTTTTTATGTTGTAAATATTTAAAAGTTTCTGATGTAATCATACCATCTAAAACATACTTATCTGTTCCTCAATCAATTATTCATTCTGGTGGTAATGTAATTTTTGATAAAAGAGAATCTACAAATAATTGGGTCGGTGTTTATCAATTAAAACCATATACAATTTATGATTCAGCAAAAAGATTTACATCTGATATGTATATACCTAATTCATTTATGTGTCTTTCATTTCACATAAAAAAACACTTAAAAATTTCAAAAGGTGGTATGATATTAACCGACGATTTGGAAGCTGTAAAATGGTTTAAAAAGGCTAGATATGAAGGTAGAAGTGAAAAACTATATCACGAAGATGATATTGATATGTTAGGGTGGAATATGTATATGACACCACAACAAGCTTCTCACGGATTATCATTAATGCAAAATATGTTAAAAGACAATCCCGATTTGGACGAAAATGATGGATATAGAGACTTAACAGAGTTTTCAATTTTTAAAAATAATCAAATAATTTATGAATAAAATTTGTTTCGTATTGGATACTCACTATCCTAATTACACAAAAAGGTTAAAAACCACATCATTAAAAAATTATATAGATTTAAATTTACAAGAATTTAATATTCATTTTTTAATATCGACTAATATACCTCAAGATTTTGAAGAATACAAATCTGATTATATTCATATCTTTGATATTGATGAACTAAGAAAAGATAATGAAACTTCTTTAAAATATGAGATTTTTCCTGAAGACCCTACTGGTATTTATCCGGCTAAATTTCCTTGGAATGTGGAAAGATTTATTTTACGAAAGGCTGCTGAAATGGGGTTTAACTATGTAATAAACTTAGATTCCGATGTTGTATTTGATGGAAGATATTCAGGGTTAGATATTAAAAATGAATTAGACAATATTTTTGAGGAAAATACTGTTTCGACGAATCAAGCCATTTTCACATATGAAAAAAATTCACAATCCGAAATTTTTCATTTACACAATAAATATATTGAACATTTTAACTTAAATTTTGAGGATAACCAATATAATAGTTTAGATGGTCCTGTTGTTATATATATGGGTAAAACACCTGAAGATATCTTACGATATTACAAAATTTGGAATATGTTATCAGATTTTGGTTATAAAAAAGAATTTAATTTTGGATACGAAGGTATTGTTTGTGGTAATTGGTCATTAGCAATACCAATGTCGGAATTTAAATTAAAATGGATTGGTGTACCATTTACCCCTCACCATAACTACGACGATAGATATTAATTATGGTTAAAATTTTAGATATAGAGATTGCTGATAAAGGTTATTATATTAATTTAGATGAATCTACAGAAAGAAAAGAGAATGTTGAACAACAAATAGAAAAATATGGTATTGAAAATTTAGAAAGGTTTTCAGCATTAACAGACCCAGCAAAGTTTTATTCTTGCACAAAATCACATTTAGAAATTTTTAAACAATCATTAGAATTAGATGTTAATACTTTGTTTGTATTAGAGGATGATTTTCAAATTTACGATGAGTGTAAAATAAACGAATTTAAATTTGATTTTAAAGAAGTATTATCTCAAGTTATGACGGAACTTAAAGATATTGAATGGGATGTTGTTATGTTTGGGTGTAACCCAAAAACATATTTAATACCGGAAACAAACTCTCTTTCAAGAAATTTTTTTAGTACAGGTTCTTGGGCATATATTATAAGTAAAAGAGCTTATCAACATATTCTTGAAAATTCAAACTATTTTAAAGATTATTTGGCGATTGATGATTGGTTATCGGTTTTAAGTAAAAAAGGTTTCAATGTCTTTACCACAACACCAAAATTAATTTCTCACGCAGTAAATTTTGAATCTACATTAATGCCATCAGGGAAAGTCAATTACGATGCATGGATTGAAGGGAATTATGAAAATTATCTTTATAGATTTGTTAATGAATTAGATTTTGTTAAAAACTATTCAGTTGAACAGAATATTACAATTATAATTACCGGACATTTTGTTGATAATTTTTTATTTTATTTAAGGTATTTGTTAAAAACAATACCAGCCCAAATAGAAAAATGTAGGTTTTTAATAATATACGACACAAATAATGATACAGCGGATTACTCTAATATTAGAGAACTACAAGATTATTTTAAAAACAGGGATAAACCAATTAATTATGAAATTAAATATTCTAAGGGTGGTTTAATCGATAGTGTTGACATTATGTTGAAATCGATAACAACGGATTATTTTATTTTTTTAGAACACGATTGGATTTTCTTAGAAAATGAGAATATTGATTTTAAAGGTCTATTAGATTGTTTCAGTAAATATGATTTTGTAAATGCTGTGTGGTTTAATAAAGACGACAATCAATTAAAAGGTTTTGAGATTTCAGGTACAGGTGACGGAAAGGAAACTCCATATGGTAAAGAACATAGAATTAATGATTTTGAATTAGTGACAACTGTAAGATGGTCAAATAACCCATCTATGTTAAGAACATCAAAATATAAAGAATGGTACGAAAAATATATATACAATATGGGTGTTGGTATAAATCACCAAGGACAATATAATGTTGAAGATTCGATGATTAGGGAATATAGAGAATTACTTTTAAAATCAAAATGGGAAGAGATTAGAGATGAATGGGGGACTTTTTTATATGGTAAAGTTGGTTCCGGACCATATGTGGGACATACTGACGGGTCTCGTAGATATCAAACATCGATTAGAACTATGGCTGAGGATAACGCTGATGAATATGTTAAGAATAACCCACTGCCGGATAACGATTAATGTATGATAAATTTAGAAAATATATTTTATATAAATTTAGAAGGAAGGGTTGATAGAAAAACACAAATAGAAAAAGAATTAACTAATATGGGGTTAACGGGGGTTAGATTTCCTGGATTTATTTATGAACCAACACAACCTGACCAATTTAATAATTTAAACATATATAGTCCTAATCTAATTGGTTGTCAAATTGCTCATTTAGAACTTTTAAAAATGGCTAAAGATAAAAATTTTGATAATATTATTATTTTTGAAGATGATTTTGAATTTACGGTAGATAAAACATCTTTTTATGAACAAATTAATAATTTTAATAATTTGAATATTGATTTTGATGTTTTGTTTTTATCTTATAATGTTGTAGAATCTGAACCTTTTAATGATTTAATTAGTTACGGTCGTTCAGTTCAAACTGCCAGCGGTTATGTAGTAAATTCTAAATTTTATAATCAACTTATTTCTAATTTAGAAGAAGGTTTAAATTTACATATTGAAACTCAACAATCGTGGATGTATTGTAATGACCAATATTGGAAATCTTTACAAAAAACAAATCAATGGTTTTATTTTAATAAAAGAATTGGTAAACAAAGAGAAGGTTATTCAGATATTTTAGGAAGATACATTGATTATAAAGTATAAATTAGTACTTTTTAAGTAAAAAAAAATAAATTAAAACACTTTTAAATATAAAAATGAAAAATAAGTTAAATGAAATAATGAATTTCCACAACAAACAAGTGGATTCATCAATTATTAATCAAGACCAAGTTAAAAAATTAGTTGAGTATTTGTTAGACGCTATCGAAAATAATATAGATGGTGATGTTGTTGAATTAGGTTGTTATGTTGGCGAATCAAGTAAATATTTAATGAAAACTCTAATTGAGACTAATTCTGATAAAAAATTATATGTTTACGATTCTTTTGAAGGATTACCTGATTTATCTAAATGGGAAATTAACACAGGGTGGAAACCTAGAACTTTAGTAACTAGCGAAGATGTTTTAACAAGTAATTTTATTGAGAATAATTTACCGACACCAATAATAACAAAAGGTTGGTTTTGTGATATTCCGGAAGATAAATTACCTGAAAAAATTTCATTCGCATTTCTTGATGGTGATTTTTATGACTCAATATATGATAGTTTAGTTAAAGTTTACGATAGAGTTGTGGATGGTGGTTATATATTCTTCCACGATTATAAAAGAAACGATTTACCTGGTGTTGAAGCAGCAATTAAGGATTTCTTTGAATTAAGAGGTATTGAAAATAATGTGGTTGAAGTTGTCACTCAAGTAGGTGGGTATAAAAAAAATTCAATAATAGTTAAAAATGATATTATAAAGGTTGAGACTACTAAATCTAATAATACCACAACATTAGTTACCGGATTATGGGATATAGGTAGAGGAGACCTCCAAGAAGGATGGTCTCGCTCATTCCAACATTATTTAGATAAATTTCAACAACTATTGCAAGTTGATGTGAATATGATAATTTTTGGTGACGAAGAATTGGAAAAATTTGTATTAAACAATAGACGTAGTGAAAACACTCAATTTGTTCGTAGAGAATTATCTTGGTTTAAAAATAATGATTTTTACGATAAAATTCAAAAAATAAGGACTAACCCTGATTGGTATAATCAAGTTGGGTGGTTAACGGAATCAACTCAAGCTAAATTAGAAATGTACAACCCTTTGGTTATGTCAAAAGTTTATCTTTTACATGATGCAAAAATATTAGATAAGTTTGATTCGGAATATATGTTTTGGATTGATGCCGGATTAACAAATACAATCCACCCTGGATACTTTACCCACGACAAAGTTTTAGATAAATTACCTAAATTAATTAAGAATTTTCACTTTGTTTGTTTCCCGTATGATGCCAATAGTGAAATTCACGGATTCAAGTATCAAGAATTATGTGATTTAGCCGGTAAACCTGTTAATATGGTTGCTCGAGCAGGTTTCTTTGGTGGGAAAAAAGATGTTATATCGGAAATTAACACCATTTATTACGGATTAATGAATGAAACACTTTCAAATGGGTTAATGGGTACTGAGGAATCGTTATTTACTATTATGACATACAAGTACCCAAACTTAATTACTTATTCAGAAATAGAAGGTAATGGGTTAATGGGTAAATTTTTTGAGGATTTAAAAGATATGACCGTTGAGGTTAAATCGGAAGTGTCTAAAGATGTTGTTGTGAATAATTTGGACACTTCAAAAGTGGCTCTTTATGTAATCACATTTAACTCACCAAAACAATTAGAGGTTCTTATCCAATCTATGTTGGATTATGATAAAGATTTTGTTGAGAAACCAAAGAAATTCTTATTAGATAATTCAACTGATTTATCAACAACACCGAGATATATTGAACTATGTGAACAATACGGTTTTGAACATATTAAGAAAGATAACATTGGAATTGTTGGTGGTAGAGTATTTGTTGCCGAACATTTCGATGAAACTGATTTGGATTTTTATTACTTTTTTGAAGATGACATGGCGTTTTACCCTAAAAAAGGTGAGGTGTGTAGAAATGGATTCCCAAGATTTGTCGACAATTTATATCAAAAATCTTTAGGAATTATTCAAAAAGAGAATTTTGATTTTTTAAAGTTAAATTTTAGTGAGTTTTTTGGCGACCATAGTGTGCAGTGGAGTTGGTATAATGTCCCACAAGATTTTAGACAAAAACATTGGACTAATAACCCTAAATTACCGGTTCAAGGTTTAGACCCTAATTCACCTAAAACAAAATTTGATGAAATACATATTCATAAAGGGTTACCATATATAACAGGTGAATCCCATTTATCAAATTGGCCGATTGTATTAACAAAAGAAGGTAATTATAAATGTTATTTGGAAACAAAATGGGGTCATCCTTACGAACAAACTCTTATGTCGTACGCTTATCAAGAAACTGTTAAAGGTAACATTAAACCGGGATTACTATTATTAACACCAACAGAGCATGACCGATTTGAGCACTATTCAAGTGAGTTAAGAAAAGAATCTTAGTTTAATATTTTATCACTTTTTCTCAAATTATCTTCAGCCCATAGAGGCTGAAGATTTGTGTAATGACAGAGTTTATAAATTTCTTCTTCGGTATTTGCCGATGATAACGGTATTTTGTGGTCAATATGCCATTCATTTCTGTTATCCCAACACATACCATCAACAAATTGTTTTTCTAAATATTCTTTTAAAAATTCCGGAGAACATCCCACAATATTAAATGTTTTGTTTTGTTTTGTGATATTTTTATGTTTAAGAAAAGAATATATTCTATTTCTTACAATACAAGATAAACGATAAATTGGGTCATTTAATTTTTTTTCAGTAATATATTGGTTAATTTTAGTTCTATTATCTTTTCGATATTTTTTATGTTTTTCTTTAATTATTTCACTATTTTCATAATAATATTTTAAAGACGATTTTCTAATTTTAGGTAATATTAATTCTTTATTTTTATTATAATGTTTTTTAACAGAATCTATCATTTTATTTTTATTTTTTTGATAATATTCTTTAACATAACCGGGATTTTTTTCTAAAAATTCTTTATTATAATTAGGATTTTTTATTTTCCATAATTTTAAATATGTTTTTGTTTCATTTACTCTTGTTTTAGAATAAGTGTTTTTACAATCTTTACAAGAACTATAATAACCATCTATTTTTGTCTTATCAGTATAGAATTTACAAACCTCTTTTTCTTCTTGACATTTACTACATATCTTTTTTTCCATAATACTCTTTTAATAATTTATTAAGTAATGTTGATTTTTTAACTTTTTCTTTAACCATTCGGTTAAACAAATCTCGGTCTAAACTTATCCCAAATTTAACCTTTCTATCCTCTTCTAATTTTGTAGGTCTTGCCATATTATATAAATATCTTGATTTTTATTAAAGTTTCACTATAACTAATAATAATTAAATATTTTTGTTTTATCAACTATTTATAATAAAAACTTTAAATGAATTTCTATATCAAAAAAAATTCTACATTACCGGTAATTAAATTAGAAGTCGTAAAAAACGGAAGAAACGATTATAATAATTTTATGGATATGATAGAGGTATCTTCCATTTTCTTCTCAATGGTGGATGTTGAAACGGGAATACCAAAAATTACTTCAAGACCGGGTGGGTTTGTTGAGAAAACCTCAATAGACCCCAATGCCGAACCAGAATATTACATATATTACCAATTCACATCAAAAGACACCAATCGTGTTGGTAGATATGAGGGTGAATTTATGTTAAGAAATTCTGATGGTGTTCTTATTTTACCAATTAGAGAAAAACTTAATATTAATGTTCAGGAATCCTTCATTGCTGATGATTTGGTTTATGATAGTTGTTATGTTTCCGAATTCCCTTGTTGTGTGAATCCATTAGTACCAAATATTACCCCAACAAATACACCAACACCAACACCGACACCAACAAATACACCTACTCCCACTGAAACAAATACACCAACACCGACACCAACAAATACACCTACACCCACTGAAACAAATACACCAACACCAACACCAACATATACCCCTACAAATACTCCAGAACAAATTTTAATTAACCCATTTATAACCGAAAATGATGAATATATTGAGGTTGGTGAGGACGAATATTTAGAATTTGTTAATCCAACAATTAATTATAACATAGATGTTTATGTAAGTAGTGGTTCCGTAGTAACAACATTTACCGTCACATCAAATATTTCGGTTAATCAAATAACCACAATCCCTGTAAACGCCGTATTAAATGTTATTGGAGGTGGTTCAATAATTATAACAGCAAACGTTAATATTTTAAACAATCAACTTATAGGTCAATCAATTAGTACTAATCCTTTAATTGATTATAATTTATTAACAAGAGAAGGTGAAATTACTGTTGGTGCGATAACGCCAAATAATTTTCCATCATTTATAACCGCAAATATATTACAATTTGAGCAGGAACCAACACCAACTCCTACACCCACACCATTATAAAAATTAAAATTTATAACAACTTAATAAAATAAAACAAATATTTATATAATAAAAAAACAAATTATGGCATTAACAGGAAAAACAATAGGTCAATTAGCATTATTATCAGGTATAACTGATAACACTTTATTTGCCGTAGAATTTAGTGGTATATCATATAACATACCATATTCGGAATTTTCACAATCATCAAACTATTTGTCATTCACATATTCTGAACTGTATAATTTAACAACAGGAGGGACTTTAACTCCGGGTATATTTTACTTGATGACCGATTATCAAACTTGTTATGACCAACCAAACTTTGATAGTTATACTAGCCCAATAACTATAGGTAACTATAAAACAGGGTCAACAGAGCCTATATTATTGTTGGCGGTATCAACAACAGGGTTCTCACCTACAGTTTATTCAACACTATATCCTCAAGATAAAATATCTTATGATATAACTTGGAACCTAACAGAGGTAACATCTGGACCTGCTAAAGGTAGAATCACTGAAAGAATTGATAACTTTAACAACAGAACAGATTATGACCACAGAACAATTTTATTTAAAAGATATAGGTTATTTACATATAGAGAACAATTAAATGGTACAATTGAATTATTTAGTGATGGTACCGTTAGCGGTGTTAGCACTTCTTTTAATTTATTAACTGTGGGTGACGTTGTCTACTCACCAAATGTTAGTCCTTCTTATTTTGAAATTATTTCAATAAGTGGTAATACCCTAATGACAGTTTCAGGTGACACTTTAAATCCAGGAGGTCCAGGAATGCAAATTTATAATACAATAGAAGAAACTAACGACTCCGAAGGATATTTTAGTTATAAACAAACTAACGTAAAAACTGATGATTATTTGGAATATACGACATTTGGAAATGCGATATTAGAAAATTCCGCTGAAAATAATTATGTAGGAAACTATAACTATGCAAATACTGGTAATGGGACATTTATATTGGCAAATAACGTATTTTTAGAAGGACAATACGAAAGTAATAAATTTGGTGATTACTGTTACAATAATACGTTTGGAACTGATAACTCAAATAATGTGTGGGGGGATTGGTGTTATGAAAACGTATCCGTAAATGATATTGATGATAACATAATTGGACATTATTTTAATCGTAACCTAATGAATGTTAATCTATCATCAAATAATATTGGTCATTATTTTAATAATAATAGATTATTAGCTGAAAATAGTGAGGATTTTGAGGGTAACATCATCGGTAACAATTTCAATAACAATACCATATATTCTTGGTTCCACGATAATGAAGTTTTAAACGATTTTGAAAATAACACCATAGGAGATTTTATTAGTTTAACGGATTTTCAATTCAGTTCAAATACAATAGGAAACCAATTCAATAATAACGACATATATTGGGATTTTATAAAAAATTCAATATTAAATGATTTCAACACAAACACAATTGGTGAGGTCGATAATTTAGATAACACTTTTGAAAGCAACAATATTATGAATGGCTTTAAGGGTAACAACATTCAAGGTAATTTTAGAGATAACCAAGTTAAAACAGGTTTTAAAGGTAATGAGATAATAGGTGATTTTATAATTAATAATGTTGGTTATGGTTTTGCGGCTAATGGTCTTAGTGGTAGTACATTTTCAAATATAATTGGTGATATTTTTATAGGTAATATTTGTTATGGTTCATTTTCGTTCAACACAATAGGGACTTATTTTGCTTCTAATGAAATTCAAGATGGGTTTGGCGTTGGTAATGATGGTCCTCAAGGAAACAGAATAGGAAATAATTTTTTCGATAATACCATCGGTGAATATTTTTACAATAATATTATACCGGATAATTTCAGTGGTAATGAAGTAGGTGATTCATTCCAATGGAATATTGTTAATACCTATGTAGATAATATTGATTTCACTACAAATTATGGAAACATAAGTGGTATTACTTATAACTCTTTAGGAACAGGGATAACTGATAATACATACACGTCTATTACCGGTACAACTAACGGTTTAGGTGTTAACGCAACATTTAATATTGTGGTTTCAGGTGGGACTGTAACGGGAGTTAATATAAACAACGCAGGTAAATTATATGGTACTAGCAATACAATAACAATATTAGGTAGTCAAATTGGTGGGGATGATGGTGTTGATAATGTTACCATTACGGTTACAAGTATTAGTCAAAACCCTTCAGTTTATGAGTTATATACTTGTAATATTTTCAAAAACTCAAATCTAACAAATCGATTATCTTACTACGACGGAAGTGATGAATTAACAATAAAAAATATTAACGAATAAAAAGAACTACTTAATTTATTAAAAAATAAATAATATGAGAATAAATATTTTAACAGAAAACGATAAGGTAGAACAAGTAAGAGAATCTTGGGTAAATAAAAATGTGATGAAAATACCTTGTTCATCAACAGGAGAAGAACCTGCAACTCATTGGTTTTGCACAATGGCCGGTTCTGAAGAAAAAATGATGCAAATTTACAATAAAAAAAACTTATCAATAATGGAGTTAGAAATCGGTCCAAAAGAATTTCTTAATAAATGGGGTCTGAAGATTATAAAATAGTAAAAGGGTTTATTAACGACGATGAGGTTTTACAAATCGTTAGTTGGGTTGATTCGTTAAACCCAGAAGATGGCGACCCTAATTACCACTTAAGTGAAATTTCAAAAGCACTCAAGGGTAAATCTTGTATTATAGATATTTCAAACACTGAATATACAAACTACATTACAAATTTTCAATCGGTATCTAAAGTTTCAAACCAAGATGTCCCATTAATTATTACGAACATCTTTGAAAGAATCTCAAAGGAAAATAATATACCTCTTGATAATATATTCCTTCAAGCGGTTGATATGAATAAGGGTGGTAGAATACGACCACATTATGACGCGTCTGTTGATGGGTATATTAATTACAAATGTAATATAAGTGTTTTATCCGAAGATTATAAAATTTTCATAGATAAATCATCCCCAACTATAGAACAAAAAGATTTATATTGTTTTGAAGCGTCACTATATAAACATTGGACAGAGGAGTTTAACTCAAGAAGAATTTTTTTAAGTTTTGGTTTTTTAGTACCTTATAATCTTTTAGGTAGAAATAGTGATGACCCTAGAGTTAGATTAAGTAAAAGAATTGAAAATCATTTTCAAAAAATTAATAAAACTATTTATAAATAAAAATATTATGAAAGGTCAAAAATTAATAATTAAAAATAACGGAACAACAAAAATCATATTAAAATATCAAAATTTAAGCGATTTTTTCTTAATAGACAACATATCTTTAAACCCAAACCAAGTTAGAAATATATGGTGCGTTAAAGGAACTTTTAGTCACACTTCAGGTAATCTGTCAATTATTTCAGATATTGATTGGCCATCAGAGAAAGTAACTCAAAAAACAACACCACCAGTTTTAGATGAGAGCGTTAATCAAACATATCAATTAGGTAGAGAATATGTTCCTGATGAAAGAGACCACAAATACTCAATTAATAATATTTTAACCGCGGCACCTGTTAGAATTACCAATAAATATTGGGATGCTAATGGATGGTGGGGTAATCAAGGTAATACACCCCAATGTGTTGGATATGCTTGGGCTCATTGGTTAGAAGATGGTCCGGTTCCTCAAAGTGGGATTGGTCCAATAATACCACCTAAAGTAATTTATGAAAATGCTCAAAGAGTTGATGAATGGGCTGGTGAGAATTATGCTGGTACTTCAGTTAGAGGTGGTGTTAAATATTTGCAGAGTGTTGGTAAAGTTTCATCATATTACTGGGGGTTTAATTTAACAACCTTAATAAATTCCGTTTTAAATTTGGGTCCTGTTGTTGTTGGAACTAATTGGTATAACGGAATGTTTTATCCTAATAGAAATGGGTTAATTAAAATCAGTGGTCGTATTGCCGGTGGACATGCTTATGTCATTAATGGTGTTAATACGGTAACTAGACTATTCAGAATTAAAAATAGTTGGGGTAAATCTTGGGGACAATCGGGACACGCATATATTTCATTTACCGATATGGAAAGATTAATAAGAGAACGAGGTGAAATTTGTTTTGCTGTTGAAATTGGTAGCTAATTGACTTCTTTATTTTAAATAATTATATTTATAGAAACAAGACAAACCTGAAATTAATCAGAGCCAATATGTCATTCTAAAAAATATATTTATGGTTACACAAGAAGAGATTAAGGCGTTCCTAGAAGGGAATGACCCGGAAGAACACATCGTTGCTATTGAGTATGATTACGCATCGGACTCAATCTACAAAATTAAAGAAATCCCTGGTCAGGGAAAAATAATCAAAAAAGACACATTTACGGCATTTGCTTGGGTTGGTGATTTGAGAGATTTGAATTTTTATTCAAAGTCCAAAGACCAACAACGAGACGCAATGAAAAAACACGGAATCATCATTGAGAAGTTAGAAACCAAAGGTAATGAGAGATTAGAAAAAGGTCTCAAATATATGGTTAAATCAATGAAGGGTTATCGTTCTCTTATCCAATTCTTTAGAGATGGTGGTGTCGACCCGTGGGGTGAAAAAACAAAAGGAAAATTAACGGTACTTCCACCAGTCGAGCAGTTCCTTATTTCAAGAGAGAAAAGGTTATTCAAAGGGTATGAGGAATACAACGACATCACCCGACTCGGATTTGACTTGGAAACGACATCTTTAGAGCCAAAGGATGGAAGAATATTTATGATTGGAATCAAAACAAATAAAGGATACCAAAAAGTTATTGAGTGTGCTGACGAAGACCAAGAAAGAAAAGGTTTAGTGGAATTTTTTAATATTATTGACGAACTTAAACCATCAATTATCGGTGGGTATAATTCGGCAAACTTTGACTGGTTTTGGATATTTGAGAGATGTAAAGCACTTCATTTAGATATTAAAAAGATTGCTAAATCTTTAAATCCCGCAAGACCTATCGGACAAAAAGATGGTATGTTAAAACTTGCTAATGAAGTAGAGAGATTCTCTCAAACTCAATTGTGGGGTTATAATGTTATTGATATTATTCACTCTGTTCGTAGAGCACAAGCAATCAATTCAAGTATTAAGTCAGCCGGTCTTAAATACATAACTCAATATATTAAAGCTGAAGCCCCCGACCGAGTTTATATTGACCATTTAGAGATTGGTCCGATGTATGCCAAAAAAGAAGAATATTGGTTAAATGTTGAGAATGGAAAATATAAAAGAGCCGATAATCCGGACTTCAATAATTTAGATACAAGATTCCCCGGTAAATACTTAAAGGTGACAGGTGATAATATTGTGGAGAGATATCTTGACGACGATTTAGAGGAGACGTTGACAGTGGATGATGAATTCAACCAAGGAACGTTTCTACTCGCATCGATGGTACCAACAACATATGAAAGAGTTTCCACAATGGGAACTGCGACTCTATGGAGAATGATTATGTTGGCTTGGTCTTACAAGAATAAATTGGCTATCCCCGCTAAAGAAGAGAAGACGGACTTCGTAGGGGGACTTTCTAGACTACTTAAAGTGGGATACTCCACCAATGTATTAAAACTTGACTACTCTTCTCTATATCCATCCATTCAGTTGGTACACGATGTGTTTCCCGAGTGTGATGTAATGGGGGGAATGAAAGGTATGTTAACTTATTTCCGTAACGCTCGTATTATGTATAAAAACTTGGCGTCCGAATACAAATCAATCGATTCTAAAAAATCATTATCATACGATAGAAAACAATTACCTTTAAAAATCTTTATTAACTCAATGTTCGGTGGTTTATCAGCTCCCCACGTTTATGAATGGGGTGAAATGAATAGCGGAGAACGAATTACTTGTACCGGACGACAATATCTTCGTCAGATGGTAAAATACTTCGTTAAAAGAGGTTATACGCCTTTGGTACTTGACACCGATGGTGTTAACTTCAGTTTACCTGAAGGTGGTGTTGATGATAGAGTTTATATCGGGAAAGGATTAAATTGGTTGGTTAAAGAGGGGAAAGAATACCGAGGATATTATGCGGATACTGCCGAGTATAACGATTTGTTTATGAAAGGTGAGATGGGATTAGATTGTGATGGGACTTGGGATTCTTGTATTAATTTAAGTAGAAAGAATTACGCCACGATGGAATCCAATGGTAAAATCAAATTAACAGGAAACTCAATTAAATCTAAAAAATTACCATTATACATAGAAGTATTTTTGGATAAAGGTGTGAAATTGTTATTGGAGGGGAAAGGACAAGAATTTATTGAGTGGTATTTTGAATATCACCAAAGAATTTTTGACCAACAAATCCCGTTAAAACAAATTGCCCAAAGAGCAAGAGTTAAATTATCTGTTGATGATTATAAAAAACGATGTACTCAAAAAACAAAGGCAGGTTCACTTATGAGTAGAATGGCACATATGGAATTGGCTATCAAACACGATTTGAAAGTGTCGTTGGGGGATGTCATAAGTTATGTTAATAACGGAGTAAGGGCTTCACATGGGGATGTTCAAAAAATAACTAAAAATAATTACACTAAAAAAGAATTAGATTTATTTACATCTGTAAATGGGGTGGAACCTGAAGATAAGTCAACCTCAACAATACAACTTAATTGTTATATGTTAGACCAAACAGAAATTGAGAATAACCCCGATTTAACCGGAGAATATAATGTCCCAAGAGCAATCTCAACATTTAATAAAAAGGTTGAACCGTTATTGATTGTATTTAATAAAGAATTAAGAGACATTTTATTAATTGCCAATCCGGAAGATAGAGGATTTTTCACTAAAACACAATGTGAATTAATCGGTGGTGTTCCGAATAAAGAGGGTGACCAAGATACGATTGAGGATTTATTAACAATCACCGATTTAGAATTAAAATTTTGGGAGAGAGTTGGTGTTAGTTCTGAATACATTTATGACTTAGCCGAACCAGGATGGGAAGAACATATTAGTTAAAACAGAAAAGGTGTCGTATTCGACACCTTTTTTTATTCTAATTTTAAACCATCACTTGAGACGATATACCAATTATTTTCTATTAAATAAAATTCGACACAAGCTCCTTTATCAATAAAAATTTCATCATAATACTCATCAATTTTGTTTGAGCTTGGGGTGATATAAACTTTTGTTAATGCTTTGATGATTATATGTTCCGTAGTCTCCGAATCTAAAACTATCCTACATTCATTAACACCTTTGGCCAATATTAAAACCTCACCTTTAGTATTATAAATTTCGTCCGTGATAACTTTTTTTATATCTTGAACATTAACTTCATAAACTTCATTATAAAATCTTTTATCCCCAACTACTTTTTTTTCTGTTGTTCTGTTTAAATTTAACATATTTTTTAAATCACATAAATTTGTCTTGGCATTGCTCTAAATTTCAAAGATTTATTTAAATTCTCAGCCAATAAAGCTTCTCTTTCCATCATTTTATCTGGTCGTAATCTTTCCAATCTTAATTTTAATTCTTCTTCAAGTTTTGATTTTTCGTCCGCACCTTCTGTTGCTAATGATGCGTAATCCATAGTTAATTCACTATCCGGTGTTTTAACATTCCCACTAAATTTACCTCTAACTCTTGCCAATGTTTGTTTTACATATGCGGTAAACCATCTTCTAACCCATTGTTGAGCAGGGTTATTTAAATCAACCCAAGAAATTTCTTCAAATGGAACATCAGAAGGGAGTGTAATAATATCCGGATTTGCTTTTAAACATTTATCTCTATCCGCCGGACCAACATCGTAGTACCAATACCATACCTTACCTCTTGTTAATGTTGAATTACCAAAGTCAAATTTACCACCTGGTGTATTCATTAAGTGTAATGCTTTTTTACCATCAGGAAGTGCGGTTATTCTATATGTTAATTCACCTGCGATTATTCTTCTTTGAATATTAATTTCTTGCATTCTCAATAACATATCAAAGGCCGGCATCATAAAAAACGAACCTGACATACCCATTTGTGAAAAACCACCTGCACCACCTAAACCACCGGCACCTAAAGCTCCGAAAGTCCAAGGGTCAAACAATAAGTTATTAAGTTCTGCTGGTGTAAACCATAAAACCTCATTAATTTCTCTATTTGCAGGAATTTCATATATTTGTTGATTCCGTTCAAGTTGTATATAATCTTTTTTAAGTTCCCAATCACCACCAGCCTGTAATCCAACAATTTTAGAATACGCATAGGTGTATCTTGTTTCAAAATCTAAACTTTTTGTTATAAAAGCTTTTGATAATGATTGTGTATCAAGATTAAGATTATATAAGGATGTCCATTGGGATTCTATTAACCAATCTTGGACATATTGGGAATAATCACCGATAGATAATTCTAATAGACTATCCATCATTTCGTCTTCAATTTCTATTGAACGAAGTGGCGCACCAAGTAAATGTTTAATTCTCGTGTATAACGCGGTTCTTTGAGGTTCTGGAATTATTGACATAGTTCTTTTTATTTATAAATATCAATTTAATGAATAAATTAAATCTCCTTTAGGAAAAACATATTGTCCATTAACGATTTTTGAATTTTTATTTCTGAAAATTAAAACATCTTTATTATTTCTAGTAAAAATTAACCAATCTGTGTAGTATTTTTTAACGGCACCTGAACCAATAACGGTAATTTCTTCACCGGTAGTTTCAATACTTCCAAATGGCTTTATTTGACTACTTAATTTTCTACCGTTAATGATGACTTCACAATCTACACCACCAATCATATCGGCTTTACTCCCTAATTTACCAATGGCGTTAACATTATCTTTCCCAAATTTTTTCTTTAAAATCTCAACAGTTTTATCTTCCCGAGATTGTCCCCAAGTATCGGTTTGGGTTAAAACTTTCATAATGTTTTGAAATGTTGCTGAAGTTTGTGTGAATATTCTAAATTTATATTCGTGTAAGAAAATAAGTAATTTTTTAGTTTCTTCAATTTGTTCTAATGGTTTTAAACCAATTAATTTAATGTTTGGTAAATTTTTAGAACTTAAGACTTTATTTGTGTCGTTAAGAAGAACACAGAAACAACTATAGTTTGTGTTTAATTTATTTAAGACAGAACGACCATCTCTTTCTAAATCATAGACCCCCGACATTTCACCTTTAGCGTATTCTCCATACCCATAATAGTTATCCGGAAAAACTTCTTTAAGGATGTGATTAATACCTTCCATAAAAATTTGTTTAATTTTCGGGTTGATATTAAAAACCATACGAATGGCCTCGTTTTCTTCTCTACTACATCTTTCTGATTTACCTTCAGAAATTACAGATTTAAAATTTAATGATTCATTTAGTTTAGTCTCAATTCTCATTGTATATAGTTTATTAACAAATTCCCAATTAACACATTTCCAAAAATTCTTAATATAGTCATTTTTTTTGTTTCTATATTTCAAATAATATGCGTGTTCCCATAAATCTAATCCTAATATTGGATAACCTCCGTCGTCTATAACATTCATAAGAGGGTTGTCTTGATTTTCTGTGGTTACGATTTTTAAGGTATTTCGTTTTGTTAAAACTAACCAAACCCAACCTGAACCAAATTTTTCTTGAGCAATTTCCTCAAACTTATTTTTAAACTTGACAAAGGTAGTGAAATCTTTTTTAATTTGCCTAATAATTTCACCATTTGGTGTTTGTTTTTTTGGGGTTAACATTTTCCAAAACAATGCGTGGTTAAAAGCTCCTCCGGCATTGTTCCTAATTGTCTTATCAAATCTACTTATTGATTTAATAATTTCTTCTAATTCTAAATCACCATAATCTTTCTTTTTAAGGGCCGAATTTAATTTATCAACATAGCCTTTATAGTGTTTATTATAATGGTAATTCATTGTTTCAGCATCAATAAATTGTTTTAATGCTGAATAGGCGTAGGGTAATTTTTCTATCCCTATTTTTTTCATCTCATTAATGAACATTTGTTGATTTTCGAGGGTTTCAACTTTTTTTAGTTCTTCTGTTATGAGATTGATTTTTTCTTCAATCTTTTTCATTTGACTTATTTGTTATTCATATAAATATCTTAACAACCGAATTAACCTCGGTTGTTAATTTTATTCATAAGTTCTCCGATGAAATCACCCTTCTCTTCTATATTATCACCCATTACGGTGTTAATGTTTTGTTTTTTATTATTTACCATATCATAAATGATTCCTTCTATACTATTATCGAATATTGGGTAATAAACTGATACCGAATTTTTTTGTCCATATCTATATGCTCTATCTTCAGCTTGTGCTAGGTCACCAGGAACAAAAGATAAGTCATTGATGATTACAGCTTCAGCGGCGGTTAAAGTTATACCAACTCCGGCTGCCTTCACATTACCAACAAACACTTTAATCTTTTCATTATCTTGAAATTGGTCAACAGCGTATTGTCGTTGAGGTTTTGATGTTGAACCATCTAATTTAACCGCAATTTTTCCAAAATGTTCGGCAATCTGATTTAATGTGTCCGTAAAGTTGGTAAAGATAATGACTTTTTTATCTTGTTCTAAAATATTTTCCGCCAATTCTATTGTATCTTTAACTTTTTCTTCAGCAATCACTTGACGAACTTTCATTAACTTACTGAACTGAACGGTAAGTGATGTTGATTCGTCGGGGTTCTTATTATACCAATCATAATATTCACCCATCAATCCTTCATAAAGTTTTGATTTTAATCTTAAATAAATTGGGGTGATAATTTTTTCAGGTAAATCTAAAACTTCGGTCTTTAATCTTCTTAAAACTTGTCTTGATGTTCTGTCTCTTAATTCTTCCAAATTTGATGCCCCCGAAACATTCCATATTTTTCTTTTTCCCGCCATAAATTGGTAACCTTGACAATACCGTATCGCATAAGCCATCCAATTTTGGGAAACCGGACTCTCAATTAAAGATAATAGGTTAAAGTAATTCATCGGACGATTTGTCATAGGTGTCCCCGTTAACAACCACACTCTTTCACAATTTTTAGCAAAACTATTAACAAGTTTAGTTCTTGCCGCTTGTCCATTACTCACATAATGAGCTTCGTCCAAAATAATTAAATCAAAATTTCCTTGAGTGATTAAAGATTCTGTTTTACCTTTAAGGTCATAAAAATTTTTAAGGATATCGTAATTCACAATCACAAAATCGTGTTCTATTGAGAAATTCTTACCTTCAGAAATATAAACACTTCTATCGGTATAATTCTCAATCTCTCTTTGCCAGTTAATCTTTAGGGATGCCGGACAAACAATTAGTATTTTCTTCGCTCCCGTTTCTAATGCGGCAATAATGGTGGAAGTTGTCTTACCTAGTCCCATATCGTCGGCTAAAATAAATCTTTTTGAGCCGGCAAGTTTCTCAATTGCAAGTTTTTGATGCTCAAGTGGGGGACGATTAGAATATTTTTCATAATCAACCACAACATCTTTAATTGTGTGTGTTTTAATTAAAGCTCCCTTCGGTAACCAAAATTCGTTAATAGTTTCACCGGATAGAACTTTACCCCAAATATGATACGATTTTTCTTTCTCAACTAATAACTTTTCCACCCATACTTGTTCAGGAATATTTGTTAATAGTTTTTCATCGGCAATTTTTTTGGCGAAGTAGGGGTCTAAATCAACCCATCTTTTAGCTACCTTTGGGGTTACTTCGTGATAATTTATTATGTAGTCAGATTGTGCCCGAGTAGGGAAGAATCTTTTATTAGTTTCCTTTTGTAATTTTAATTTTAGGATATAGTTATTTGCCCCTTGATAAGTTTCAAGAAGGGATATTGCTCGCTGTTCTACTGTTAAATTAGAATTTTCAGATGTATTGTTTTCCAATTTTATTCTTTTAGTAGAAATATAACATATTTTATAATATTTATCAAGATATGAGAATGAGACAAGAGATATTAGACAAATTAATAAATAAAATGATAAAACACATTAAACCTAATGGTGTGTCTGAACTTATTTATACATTAGAACCTACTGACGATACTGGTGAAGAATATTATATGAAGGTAACATATGTAGTCCCTGATGATAGTAAATATCTGAAAGTTAATCCAAATACTCGAGCAATTCCCGTAAATTACAGACATTGGTGGAATCGTGAAATACAAAAGACAATAAAAGATTATTTTGATATTAATGTTATAATTAATAATTCAGGTACTCGCTCGGAATCCGAATACAAAAGACGAAAACAATATGAATAATAAAGTACCAATTACAAGAATAGGTAAATTTTTCGGAGCCGAAGATTTCAAGTTAGAACAAGATTTTGGAACCGAATGGTTACACGGAGATATGAACTTTACATTAGTTCTATATCGTGTTGATAGATATAAAACCAAGACAGACGATGTCTATGGTGAGACTGTGTCTGATGGTGTGAAATTCTTACCTCCAGTTGAGTTCAAAGGATATGTTCAAATTTTACCACCTGAAAACAAATTTGTTGGGACATCAAGAATTGACCAATTTGAACCAGGTAATCTTAAAGTGTCGGTATATCAAAGAGATTTGGATGAATTGGAAGTTGATATTAGTTTTGGTGATTACATCGGATACTATGAAACGGAAGATAAAGTAAGGTATTATACGGTTAATAATGATGGAAGGGTGACTTCAGATAATAAACATACAATAGGGGGGTATAAACCTTTTTATCGTAGTATTATTGCTTCACCGGTAATGAATAATGAATTTAGAGGTCTATAATGAAAATATTAATAACAGAAAATAAATTATATAGAACAATATATAATTATCTTGAAGATACTTTTGATGTAAGTAACATAGATTATTTTCATCCAACCACATGGAATGATGATGAATATGATGATGAGGAAAACCCATATATACGAGAGTATTTTTACCATATATATGAAGGTGATTACGACCAAGATGGTGTTGCTTTTGTATATATTCAAAAGGAATATTATAGTGATGAACCTTCAAGTAAATCTTTTAGGGAAAAGACACCAATATTAATTGTTAGTGATTATGAAAAATTAACCAATATGTTTGGTAGTTATTGGATAGAACCTATGAAAGAGTGGTTTAAAGATAACTTTGATTTACCCGTAAAAACAATCGTACCCGACTAATGAAAATATTAATAACAGAAAGTAAATTATTTGATTCAATATATAAGTATATTGATGGTTATTTAGACTCAAATGAAATTGATTGGGTTTATGGGACATCAATGGAGGATTGGGGAGATGATGGTGAGGATGAAAACCTTTTACATTTTTATAAAGGGGGAACTTGGGCCGGAGAACAGTATTCAGACATTGTATTTAATTATCTTAATGTTGATTACTATAGTGATGAACCATCAAGTAAACCACATAAAGACAGGGCGCCGATTGTAGAGGTATGGGGTGAATATGGAGAACATTTAGACACTATGTTTGGAAGTAGTTGGAGAGAACCTATGAAAAAATGGGTTCAAGATAAATTTAATTTACCGGTTAAATCGGTATCAGCATATTACGAATAATGAAAATATTAATAACAGAATCTCAGTCAAAAAGATTATTTGAAATTTATTCAGATAACGATTATATCGGTAAAAAAGTTATGGTGTATTATAACTTACATAAACACACTTTTTCGGTAACATACAAGGGTAGATTAATTTCACACTCCGATTATGTTAAATTAGAAGATGTCGAATTTAGAGTTAGACAAGGCGGTAGAGAAAGAGTGGTTAGAGAAAAAAGTAAAAATGTACATTCATTTGTTATTGGAACTTTAATGGATTATTGTGAGTTCCCTTGTGAGAATTTACCAGAAGAACCTAACAATAATATTGTTACCTACAACCCATACAAGTATAATTCTTATGTTATGAAAGACACCGAAGAACCTATATACCACGCCAATGAAGTGGTGATGATTAATTTAAAAAATAAAATTTTTATAACAAAATAAAGATGCCATTACCAAACAAAATAAAAAAACATATTCCGTTAACATCCTCAAAAACTCTTCTACCAAGAAGAGAAGAACTTTTGGATAAAATTAATAAAGACGGAACTTTCCTACCAAAATCAATTTTACATGCGGATTTGGATAGGGGATTTTTAGATTTTGTTAAAAATGACTTAAAAACCGTTGTTGAGGGTAAAACAATATCTATGGTTGATATTTTAGTAACAACCCAAAATTGGTCACAATTCACAGAAACTTGGAATTTACAAAATATAGATAAAAATGTTGATACCCCATTTATAACCGTGGTTAGAGTACCCGAAGTTAAATATGGAACAAACCCTTCAATAGTTTATAACATTCCAAATAGAAAACAATTCTTCTACGCTCAAGTACCAACTTGGGACGGACAAAGACACGGGTCAGATGTATATAAAATACCTCAACCAATCCCTGTTGATATTTCATTTGTTGTAAAAATAATTTGTAATAGAATGAGGGAATTAAACGAGTTTAATAAAAATGTACTTGGGAAGTTCGCATCAAAACAAGCATATACATCAATCAAAGGACATTATATTCCAATCGTTATGGGAAACATTTCGGATGAATCAGTAATGGAACTAGAGAAAAGAAAATATTACATCCAAAGTTATGATTTCACAGTACTTGGATTTTTAATTGATGAAAATGAATTTGAAGTTTCTCCGGCAATTTCTAGATTATTACAGGTCGTGGAACTTGATAAAAACACAACAAAAAAACAAAAAAAATTAAATTCAAATCCAAGTAGTACAACTTTAAATGTTTTATTTACTGAAAATAATAATATTATTTCACAAATTTTTGATTATACCGCAGACTTAAATTTGGGTAAATCAATTAACATTGAGTCGTTTGATGTGTTCATTAATAATGAATATTATGGGTCTGATTTACCTCAAATACAAATCAACACAAACGATGTTTTAAAATTTATTGTGGTTAAAAAAGATGAGACTAAAGAGGCGTCAATTGTATTAGAAAACCATTTAATTTAGTCCTCACCATAGATATCCTTTTTAGGAGAACACTTTTCAACAATTAATCTTTCCAAGAATCTATACATTTTGATTCCATTTTTTTCACAATAATTTTTAAGAATTTCGTGGGTTTCTATCGAAATCTTTAAATTTTTAATCTTTTTAATGTCTTTATCCATAGGTAGAAAAAAGGTAGAAAAAAGTCTACCTAAAATATAAATAGTTCGCACAAAGTAAAGTCTTTTGTTTTTTTTCAGAATATTTATCAATAAAAATAAATTAATAAATAAAAACAACAAAAAAAATGGCATCAAACAGTAAAGTATTCGTATCTCCTGGAGTATATACTTCTGAAGTTGATTTAAGTTTCGTAGCCCAAAGTGTGGGTGTAACTACATTAGGTATTGTTGGTGAAACCTTAAAAGGTCCAGCCTTCGAACCTATTTTTATACGAAATTTTGATGAATTCTCGGCGTATTTTGGAGGAACTTCCCCTGAAAAATTTATAAACACACAAATACCAAAGTATGAGGCGTCCTATATCGCTAAAGCATATTTACAACAATCTAATCAATTATTTGTAACTAGAGTTTTAGGTCTTTCCGGATATGATGCGGGACCATCTTGGTCAATCACAACAAAGGCAAATGTTGATTCAACAACAATTGATTTTAAATGTCTAACTTTAACACCAGGATGTGATTCTGTATGTGAAGAATATGTAACATATGATTATTTTTACGCTTTTTCCGGATGTGATGATAATGTGTCATCTATCACTATGATTGAGACAGATTTACCTCAATTTTTATTAAATAAAATTGATTTACCATATGAATTATTTAATGGTAGTATATCAACACTTCGTTCAGATATTAATAATTTAATATTTAATACGATAATTTCAGGAGAATCGTATAATGGTATTTCATATTTTGGTACAATACCATCAGATAGTTATTCAGAATTAACATCATATACAGCATCGACAAATGTTTTTGGTGTTGATAATGTTAGTTCAGATTTATCAGATTACGCAGCACCACAAAATGACCCTTGGTATTATTCATTATTTGATAATAATGGTGGTGGTTTATATAGTGGTTCATCTTTTTACGGTATTGTTGATGGTATAGAAGAAATATCCGTCACTTCAAATTGTTCAACTCTCTATGAGTTTACAGTTGGTGGATATGTTTCATTATTGGATGGACTCACAGGTGGAACAGGATATTCCAATGGTACTGGTATTGCAACAACAACCGATGGTGATGGAGCTGGTTTAACGGTTAACATATCTGTTGGTTCGGGTGTTATAACTAATGTAACCATTAATACACCTGGTACCGGATATCAAATTGGTGATATAATTTTTATTTCTGGAGGTAATAATGGTAAAATTCTTGTTGATGATATAGACCCAACTACAATTGGTAGTATTAATTATAATACCAACACAATAAATGTTGTAGTACCTGTTGGGACTAATTTATCAAAAATAGTTTGTGGGTTCGATACTTGTGTACCAAATGGAAATGTGTCAATTGGTACTACGGGTCAAACAAGTGGAGAAACCGTTAATAATTTTTCAAATGGAAGTCTAACATATCAATTATTATCTGAAGATGGGAATAACCCAACAAATTGGGTTGTTACTGTTATGTATGAATCAGTTTGTAATCCGGTTATTGTTGGTAACATAGGAGTACCTGATGAGGGAGAAAATGTAACTTGTTATGCTGGTGTTGTCGCGGGTACAATATATATTTATTCAGGAACAGCTTACACCGATTTTGATGATTTAGTTATTGCAACTCTTCGTTCAAGAGGATTAGCAACTTATGGTAGTGATAACGGAGCTGTTTATGAAGTGTCAGGTTTAACAGATGTTTCAATGGATTGTACTTCCGCATATTCAGGTGTAACTAAAAACCCGTATTCAACATTTGGTTTAAATGTAACGAATAAAGATGGTGAGTCATATTTCTTTGAGACTTCATTACAAAATTCGGATTCTAAATATATTAGTAAAGTTTTTGGTTCATCTAATTTTGCAAAACCAAGAATAACAGTTCCATTATTTGTGGAAGAAAGATATCAATCTTTATTAAATTATGGATATAGAAAAGGATTTATTAGAGGTTTAAATTGTGAATTAACATCTTTACCAAACGCTAGACAGGGTGTTGACCCAACATCAATTGCTTGGTACTTAGAAAAATATCAATCACCTACATCTCCATGGGTTGTTTCTGAATTAAGAGGTAATAAAGTTTATAACTTATTTAAATTCACAACAATTGCTGATGGTGAGGCTGCTAACACAGAGGTTAAAATATCGATAGCAAACATTTCATTTAATAATGGGACTTTTGATGTATTAGTTAGAGATTTTTATGATTCAGATAGTGCTCCTGTTGTTCTTGAAAAATTTACAAATTGTAATATGAATATGAACGACAATTCATTCATTGCTAAGAAAATTGGTACTATGGATGGTGAGTACGAACTGAATTCAAAATATGTTATGATTGAGATTAATGAGGATGCACCTATGGATGCTCTTCCTTGTGGATTTTTAGGGTTTAATTCTAGAGATTACGCTGGTGTTAAATCACCATTCCCAATCATAAAAACTAAATATGATTATCCTGGTGAGGTTGTTTATAACCCTCCATTTGGTTTAGCATCGGGTGCTGATGATTCAACTAGAAGTGGTGGTGATAATGTGAGAAGAACTTATCTTGGTATATCAGATAGTATTGGTATTGACGCTGATTTCTTCGGTTATAAAGGTAAACAACTTCCTTTAGACGTTTGTAATGATAGTACAGGTGATGAATGGTCAACTAGAACTAAAGGTTTCCATATGGATAAAGACGCTAATAGTATCTTAATCCCTAATACTTTTGCAACAAGTGGTACATCAGCATTCTATGTTGGGGACGCAACATTCACAAAAGACCCTGATAACGAATCAAGTCCTTATTATAGACTATTTTCTCGTAAATTCAGTTTCCTTGTTCAAGGAGGTTTTGACGGGTGGGATATCTATAGAGAACACAGAACAAATGGTGATACGTTTGTATTAGGTAGAAATGGTTACTTACACGGTTCTTGTCCTTCGATTAAATATCCAGCTGCAACAGGTTGGGGAGCATTTAAACAAATCTCAGTTGGAGACAACACTCAAGATTATGGTAACACTGATTATTACGCATATAAATTAGGTCAACAAACTTTTTCTAATCCTGAGGCGGTTAACATCAATCTTTTTGTAACTCCAGGTATTGATTATCTTAACCATTCAGATTTAGTTGAAACGGCTATTGATATGATTGAGAACGATAGAGCGGATTCGTTATATATTTGTACAACACCTGATTACAATATGTTTGTACCATCTACCGGAGACCAATTAGATTTAATCTATCCTCAAGAAGCTGTAGATAATTTAGACCAAATTGGTGTAGATTCTAATTACACGGCAACTTACTACCCTTGGGTATTAACAAGAGATAGTGTTAATAACACTCAAATCTACTTACCGGCAACGGCTGAGGTTACGAGAAATTTAGCGTTAACAGATAACATTGCTTTCCCTTGGTTCGCTGCGGCAGGTTACACAAGAGGTATTGTAAATGCTGTTAAAGCGAGACGTAAACTAACCCAAGAAGATAGAGATACACTTTATCAAGGTCGTATTAACCCGATTGCTACTTTCTCTGATGTTGGTACTGTAATTTGGGGTAATAAAACTCTTCAAATTAGACAATCGGCTTTAGATAGAATCAATGTTAGAAGATTGTTACTACAAGCTCGTAAATTGATTTCTGCGGTGTCTGTGAGACTATTGTTTGAACAAAACGATGCTAAAGTAAGACAAGACTTCTTGGACGCTGTTAACCCTATTTTGGATGCTATCAGAAGAGATAGAGGTTTATATGATTTCCGTGTAACAGTATCATCAGATGCTGCTGATTTAGACAGAAATCAAATGACTGGTAAGATTTATATCAAACCAACTAAATCATTAGAATTTATAGATATCACATTCTATATTACTCCAACCGGAGCTTCTTTTGAGAATATATAATTAAAATTGTTATGACTGACCGGTGAATTCCGGTCGGTTGTAATATAGCCATACAAAAACATATGTTAAAAAATAGAAAATTAATAGAAGGTATTGATGAAACAGGTGCCCCTGATGAAAAATACTACGCATTTGATTGGGACGACAATATTGTATCTATGCCAACTAAAATCATATTAAAAGATGAAGACGGTGATGAGGTAGGTATGTCAACTGAAGATTTTGCTGAATATAGAGAACAAATTGGTAAAGAACCATTTGATTATGATGAACATAAAATTGTTGGATTTGCTGATGAACCGTTTAGATATTTTGGTATAAAAGGAGATAAACAATTTATTGTTGATGCTATGTTAGCTAAACCAGGCCCAGCTTGGCCTGATTTTGCAGAAGCAATTAACAACGGGTCAATTTTTTCAATCGTGACTGCTAGAGGACATACTCCGTCAGTTCTAAAAGAGGGTTGTTATAACTATATTGTTTCTAATTTTAATGGGATTGATTCTGAAGAATTAATAAAAAATTTAGAGAAATATAGAGACTTGGCTGATGAAGAAGAAATCTCTAAAAGTGAGATGATTAGGGAATATTTAAATTTATGTAAATTTTACCCGGTGACTTTTGGTGAGGGTTCTGCAGTCAACCCAGAAGAAGGTAAAATTAAGGCATTAAAAGAATTTGTAGAATATGTTAAAAAAGTTTCTAATCATATCCAGAAAAAAGCATTTTTAAAAAATAAGATAAGTAATTATTTTATACCTAAAGTAGGATTTTCAGATGATGATGTAAAAAATGTTGATGTAGTAAAAAAACATTTTGAAAAAGAACCAGAAAACATAATTAAAACATATTCAACAGCAGGAGGAATAAAAAAAGAATATTAAATAAAAAAACTAGTAATAAAAATCTAGTTAGTTATGCTTAATTATAATTTTTAAAGTTTTAAAAGTAAATAGAAAAAATTTTAATTGAGGATATTTATAAGAATAACAATAAAATAAAATAAAATTAAAAACAATTTAAAATGGCTGATTTATTAATGAAAATGCCCATACCGTATGAACCTAAAAGACAGAATAGGTTTATTGTTCGTTTTCCATCTTCTTTGGGAATTAATGAATGGTTTGTTGAAACCGCGGCTAGACCACATATTACAATTAACGCAACGGAAATTCCTTTTCTAAATACTTCAACATATGTTGCAGGTAGATTTACTTGGGGAACAATTAATGTTAAGTTTAGAGACCCAATTGGACCTTCAGCGTCTCAAGCTCTTATGGAGTGGGTTAGATTATGTGCTGAATCTGTAACAGGTAGAATGGGATACG